ATATGATATCGAGTGGACAACAGATAGCTACAACTTGTCAATGCTCCATGCGTTGTACTTGAGTCTTTGTATCGATGAACTTCCGCACCTGCTGCACCCTCTCTGAGCCCAACATGCGGTTCTGGATCCAAATCTGTCACACTAGATACTAGAGCCTTGATAGCTTGAGCAGTGTTTGAATCAGGCGGGACGAACCAGTTTATGATCCGCAACAGGTTCAGGGGCCTCTTTATCAATGGTTCGCTTGAATACACCTTTCCCCCGGCTCCTACAACAACTTTTTCCTTTGTCATGCTACCGAGATAGGGAGGGCACCCTCCTATCTCGTTGAACCATAAATCGTCCTTTAATTGAGCATCTGGGAATGATATAGACATGTACCCATCCTCGCAAGTACACCCAGAGGAATGAGAGCAGTTTGTCACTCGCATATATGAGTGAGGATGGGGTATAGTGACCCCTCTTAAATTCTTTTGCCAGCCCTCTAACCGCATCTTTTTACAATGCGAAGTTGGACAGCGCAAGTTCACCGTATCCCCCTTGACGCTACACCTCCATACAAAAAAGGATGCATACATTTTCTCATCTGCCTCTATCACATCAAATACATCCCTATCAGATGCCCTCATTGCTAGCCTCTGGATTGTGGTTGTTTTGACAACTTTGGACAGGATGCTGTCTACATATCCATAAATGGAGGCTTCCATAATATCATGTAGCAATCGTATATGCAGTTCGTCTCCAGAGCACAACAGCTCACTCATAAATTCTTCATGTGTCTTGTGCTTAGTTGTCATCAAATCCTTGAACTCTTGATTTCTAATATGCACACCGCTGGTCATGTATTGAGTGACCACTTGTTTGATTCCCGAGGAAGGGGACCTAGGACTCAATAAATTAACGGCTGTTACATCCTGCAGCAGAGCGGCATAATTTATATTGGGCATATATATTGGGGAGAGCCAGTTCTCCACCACTCTCTTCAGCCACGGTCTTATAGATGAGCATTTGCATAGAGAGAAAAGGTAACTCACGTCTCTTGATAAATTGTCAGGAAACCCCCTCATCGTCATCTCCAAAGGGTTTATTCCATTGTAACCCATTAACGTCCGCGGTATCAACGATATCAGCAATATAAGCTGGTCCATGCCCATGGGAATCCCCTCAGTGTTCACATACTCAAATTTCCCTTGCTTCCCCATCGTTAATGTCCACCCCTTAGACCCCCCTACCGCCTTTGAAATTCCTAGGCCTAACAAAGGATGATAATTCAGGAAATCATAAATACAAAGACTGCTCATGAACAGAGCGACAGAGTAAGGGACTCCAGCAGAGACTGTTGACTGGGTCGCTGATAGCGCATTTCCTGATATAGTACTCAACGCATTCTCTAGCGTCATCACTTCAGCATTGCTGAATGGAAACATGCGCATGATTTTCTTCAGATCCATAGCCAGGGGGACTCCTCTC